TAGTTTCTGATATAACAAATGGAAAGTACAAAGTACTTAAGTGGGATAAACAAGAACGACAATATTATCCAATTGTCATAAATTTATACGAGAAAGGCAAAATAGATGAAGACGATAAACCAATTGATGGAGGATCACGGATCTAACTCGTTTGATAAAACGAAAGATCTAGGTGAACTTGCCATAGAAATAAATCGATTAAGCGATCTACAACACAGAATTAAAACACAAGAAGATCACGTAAGTGAAATGAAACGAGAGGAACAAAGACTCTCGGGTGAAATCATTCCTACTTTATTAGCAGAAAGTGGATTCTCTTCTTTAAAACTTGCAGACGGATCATTCGTCGAAGTTAAACCATATTATAGTGCAAGCATCTCTACTAAAAATAAAGAAGCGGCATATAATTGGCTTCGTTCTAACGGCCTAGGAGATATCATTAAAAATGAAATCTCTGTTTCCTTTGGAAGGAACGAAGATAACAAGGCGGCAGAATATGCTAACCTTGCGCAGAGTCACGGGTATCAACCGACACAGAAGTTGAAGGTTGAGCCTATGACTCTCAAAGCACTCGTCCGTGAGCGCGTCGAAAATAAAAAAGACGTTCCAGCGGATTTATTTAACGTGTTCGTAGGAAACCGAACCACAATCAAGAAGAAGGAAACATGAAACAAGAAACAGAAAACACGGACCAAGGATCAGTAACAAAAGTGGATCCCTCTGCAAAACTTCCAAGTAATTTAATGGAAGAGCATGCAGGGAAAGGGTTAGAAAATCTGAAACAAGATGACCTATCAATGCCTTTTTTAAAGATATTGATGCCTTTATCTCCAGAAGTAAACAAACAGCATAATAAGCACATTGAAGGAGCAGAACCTGGAATGATACTTAATAGTGCTACTAAAAAAGTTTACGACGGTAGTGCAGGTATAAGGGTTATACCCTGTCATTACGAGAGAAAATATCTCGAATGGGCAGAACGAGGTAGCTCGGTCGGAAGGCCTATTGTTCATCCGGATGATACCCCACTCAAAAATGAAACAACAAGAGATAAAACTTTCAAAGATAGATTACCCAATGGTAATTATTTAGAAAGAACTTCTTATCACTTTGTGATTCTTTTGAATGGAGTTCCTACAGTTTCTGTTATTACAATGAAAGCTTCTCAAAATAGAGTAAGCAAAGATTGGATGGCAGAATTGAATGGATGGACAGAAAAGGGTTCTAAAGGACTCTATGTTCCGGCAATTTATAGCCACATTTATAAGTTAACTTCTATTCCACAATCAAATTCAAAAGGAAGTTGGTATGGATGGAAAGTTACTAGACAAGGTTATAATCAAGAAGCTAGTCTTTTTAAGATGGCTTCAGACTTTTCTAATAAGTTTAAAGAAGGCGCAATTAAAACAGATATTTCCGCAGAGGAAGATGCTGTTAAAAAAGCGACTTCTTTTTAATAATTCTCTAAAGAGAATTGTTGCAACGAGAGGCGGCGAAGCGAGAGTGGATCCGCCTCTTAAGATTATAAAATTATGACAGTCGAAAGATTTAGAAAAATATTCAAAGGATTAGAGACAGCATACGGTCAGTATGTTAATAAAGTAACCACATTACCAGGAGAAAAAGCAAAAGGAAAAGCTTTCATTAAAAAAGATTTAGTCACAGATAATCTATGGAAAGATCATTTAGAAGGGAAAGATCCTGCTTTAGGCATCATTCCAATTAATGCAGAAAGTCAATGTAGATGGGGCTGTATAGATATAGATCAATATAACTTTGATCATGTTGTATTCATAAACAAAATTAGAAAAAAGAATTTACCACTTGTAGTATGTAGATCTAAAAGTGGAGGGGCCCATGTATTTTTATTTACCAAAGAAGATATAGAAGCAGAAGATATGCAGGGAAAACTTAAAGAGTTAGCAGCTGCATTAGGTTATTCTGAGTGTGAAATATTCCCTAAACAAACAAAAATATTAGTAGATAGAGGGGATACAGGTAATTTTTTAAATCTTCCTTATCATCACGGAGATAAAACAACTAGGTATGCTATCAAAGATGATGGCTCTGCAGCAACGTTAGAAGAATTTTTTGAATTATATGATAAATATTCTGTTGATATTAAACATTTTGCTTCTATAAAAATAGAAGTAGTACATCCAGCGATTATAAATGGACCACCTTGTTTAGAAGTATTATGTAGTGAAGGTTTTCCGGAAGGTTCTAGGAATAATGGTTTATATAATCTAGGAGTTTATTTAAAAAAAGCTTTCCCTGATAATTGGCAAGAACAATTAGGAATTTATAATTCTAAATACATGACACCACCTCTTGGTCCTCAAGAAGTAATGAATGTAATTAAATCATTAGGTAAAAAAGATTATAATTACACNTGTAAAGATCAACCAATCTGTGCTCACTGTGATTCTGCAACATGTCAAACTAGAGATTTTGGAATTGGTGATGGAGGATCTTTACCTGATTTAAATAGTTTAAGAAAACTAACTTGTAGTCCCCCAATATGGTTTTTAAATGTTAATGGCAAACCAGTAGAATTAAATACAGAAGAATTACAAAAACAAGATAAATTTCAAAATGCATGTATGGATCAAATTAATTTAGTTGTCCCTGGAGTTTCTAAAATTGTATGGACAAAAATTTTAAAACAGCTTTTTAAAAACTTAGAGGAGATAGAAGCTCCAGAAAGTTTATCTATTAAAGAACAGCTTCGAGGTCATCTTGAAGACTTTTGTACTAATAGAGCAATGGGAAAAGTAAAAGAAGATTTAAATAGAGGTGTTCCTTTTACTGAAGAAGGAGAAACTTATTTTAGGTATAAAGATTTTTGGAAATTTTTAGAAAGAAATAAATGGAAAGCTTTAGAACATAATACAACAGCTCACAGGTTAGAAGAATATTTTGGAGTTAAAGAACAAAGGATAAGAATTTATGGAATGAGTGTAAGGGTAATGGTAGTTAAAGCTTTTGAAAGACCTAAAGATACCAATGATCCTCTACCACCAATGAAGAAAGGAAGTTTTTAATGGAAAGAGAAATTATTTTTGGTCCTCCAGGAACAGGGAAGACTCAAACCTTATTACAAAAAGTTACAGATGCTTTAAAAAGTGGTGTAAAACCTGATAGAATTGGTTATGTGTCTTTTAGTAAAAGAGCAAATGTTGAGGCGATTGAGAGAGCGCAAACTATTGAAGAGTTTAATTTAACAGAAAAAGATCTCCCATATTTTAGAACACTGCATTCTTTAGCTGTCAGAATTTTAGGAATAGATCCTAGCACACAACTAATGAAAACAGCCGACTATCAAGAGTTTGCTAAATGGATTGGTATAATAAACTTTAATACAGAAACCGCAGTTGATGAAACTGGAATGGTTATTTCTAAAAATGAATATTTAAATCAAATTAATCTTGCGCGTTATCGAGGGATAAGTATTGCTGATCAGTATAATAGAAATGAACACCAGGGAAAAATTAATTGGTTTAAACTAGAACGAATTGCTAAAGCTCTTCCGGAATTTAAAAAACAATCTCATAAATATGATTTCACAGATTTTATTGAAATAGTTGTCAATAAAAAAATATCTCCTGTCCTAGATGTACTGTTTGTTGATGAAGCTCAAGATCTTAATTGGCTTCAATGGCAGATGGTACATCTTCTAGAAAAAAATTCACAAAAATCTTATATAGCCGGAGATGATGATCAAGCTATTTATACCTTTCAAGGTGCAGATGTAGATCATTTTTTAGGACTAGAAGGAAAGAAAACTATATTAACACAATCTTATAGAGTTCCTCAAAAAGTTCATGCGCTGGCAGACTTAATAGTAAATAGAATTTCAAAACGTCAGCCTAAGATTTGGAAAGCAAGAGAAGAAGAAGGAGCAGTTCATTGGGTCCATGACTTACGTTCTATTGATTTTAAGAATGGAAATATGTTGGTGCTTGCATCAGCAAATTATATGCTTGATACAGTTAAAGATTATTTAGAATCATGGGGATATCCATACAAAACAAAAGGAACAAATAGATTATCCGAAGACTTTGTACTGGCTCTTACGGATTGGGAAAACTGGAGAAAGGGAGATAAGCTTTCCTTTGACTCAGTAAAAAGAATTTATAGTCATCTTTCTGTTAAAAATAAACAATTAAGAAGAGGGTTTAAAACTTGTAAAACTATGATGCCNAATAANCAATATAGTATGCAAGAATGTAAAGATCAACATGGTTTACTAGAAGATNGAAACTGGATAAAAGCTCTCCAATGTGATTCTAAAACTCTATCTTATATACAAGCTATACAAAGAAATGGAGAAGACATTACTAAACCNCCTAGAATTACTTTGTCCACGATTCATGGTGCTAAAGGAGGAGAATCTAAAAATGTTGCATTACTTCCTGATCTTTCGTGGAATGCATCTAAATCTTTTGAAAATAATCCTGACCCAGTACATAGACAATATTATACAGGAGTGACAAGAACACAACATACTTTATATATCCTTTCACCAACAGAAAAAAATTATTATTCAATATGAGTAACGTTTATAAAAAACAAATTGGTGGTGATCATTATCAGTCTATGGTTATACAGCCATCAGAATTTATAAATAAAAATAATTTGCCCTTTGCAGAAGGGAATGCTATAAAATATTTGTGCAGACACAAGCAGAAAGGACAGAAGAAAGATTTGGAAAAAGCAATTCACTATTGTCAAATGGCGATAGAAAGAGATTACTCTGATGTATAATCCTTTACCCCATGGATTGTTTATTGAAGAGTCGAGCATTAATGGACAAGGACTTTACACAAATGTAAAACTTGCCGAGGGCACTAACCTTGGAATGTCTCATATTGAATTAGGGAAGATAATGATACGAACTCCACTTGGAGGATTTATTAATCATTCTGATACACCTAACTGTGTTAAA